GATCGGCGACGTGCACGACGAGTCGCGATGGTTCGAGTACAACCCGTCTCTCGGCACGATCCTCGACATAGAGGCCGTACGCGGCGAGTCCGAGCAGATGCAGCCCGACGTCTTCGCGCGTGAGCGCTTTGGCTGGTGGAGTCCAATCGGAGGAGCCGACTCATACGCGCTTTCGAGCGCCAAGTGGAAGGCGTGCGAGGTGGCGGGGCCGATGCAGGGAGGCAAGCTTGCGTTCGGCGTGAAGTTCTCGCCCGACGGGTCGCGCGTTGCCGTGTCCTGGGCGAAGGCGGAGCGCAGTGCCGGCTCCTACGTCGAGCTTTACGACTTCATGGGCGCTGAGGGCGGCACTGTCGGCATATCCGACATGCTGCTGCGCAACCGCGAGGAGATCGCGTGCATCTGCATCGACGGAAAGAGCGGAGCGGACGCGCTGAAGCAGCGGCTTCTGGACGGCAGGATGCCGAAGTCGGCGATCGTCATGGGCAGCACCGCGATCGTGCAGGCCGCTGCGACGATGCTGGCCGACGAGGTTAATGCCGGGACGACGAGCCATATCGAGTCGCCCGCGTTGGACGATTCCGCAACGAAGTCGATCAAGCGCGACGTCGGGCGCGACGGCTGGGGCTTCGGCGACGGCCCCGACTCTTCGTCAGCGCCGATCGAGAGCGCATCGCTGGCCCTATGGGCGGCGAGGACAACCAAGAGAGACCCGAGACGTAAACAGGAGGCAAGCTTCTGATGGCAGCAGTGAACATGGAACTGGCCGGACAGGTCGCGGCGGCGGAAGGCCTGCGACACGAGGACAAGGCGCTCGTGCGCGAGCTTATGGACACGTGGCGCACCCACCGATCCCGCAACATGTTGCGGGAGGACTACTACCTCGGACACATCGGCGTCAAAGACCTAGGCATCGCCATGCCGAAAGCCCTTGCAAAGAAGATCAACCCGCGCGTTGATTGGCCCAAGAAAGCGGTGCACGCCCTGGCAGATCGCTCGGTGTTCAACGGCTTCACTGCCGACGACGATGCCGTTACCATGCAGCTGCGCGACATATGCGCCGACAACCAGCTCGAAGCGCTCTACCGCAAGAACCTTATCGGTGAGCTGAAGCACTGCTGCGGCTTCTGGACTGTCACGGACGGCGGCGGCAAGCCCATCATCTCAGCGTACCCGGCAACCGCAGCGGCGGCGATCTGGGACGACGCGCAGAAGCGCATCAAGGCCGGTCTCGTTGTGGCCGAGTCGAAGAAGATGCCAGGCGACACCGAGCGCGTGCCGACCGTCGTGCACCTGCTCACGGAAGACGCACTGGTGGTGCTTACGCGCGGCAGCGGCCACTGGGTGGCCGACTACATGGAGCATGGCATGGGTCGCTGCCTCATGGAGCCCATGCCATACGATGCCACGCTTGAGCGACCGTTCGGCTCCTCGCGCATCAGCCGCTCGGTCATGAGCATCACAGACGACGCCATACGCCAACGTGCCCGCATGGAGGTGGCGTCTGAGTCCGCGACGCTGCCGCAGACTTGGCTGCTCGGCACCTACAAGAAGATGATCAACGGGCAGAACAAGTACGACGCGTCGATGGGCGCGGTCAACGAGATCACCAAAGACATTGACGGAGACTCGCCGACCGTGTGGCAGTCGGCCCAGTTGCAGATGGCGCCGCTCACCGAGTACCTGCGCCAGCTAGCATGCCAGATGTCGGCGGTCACCAACGTTCCGGTGTCTTTCTTCGGCGTGAGCAACGACAACCCATCCTCTTCGGATGCCATCGCCGCATCGCTCGAACCGCTCGTGATCGATGCGAAGAACCTCAACCGCGAGAATGGCAACGCTTTGCGCAACGTGGCCTACATGGCGCTCGCCGTGGCGAACGGCACGGACTACGAGACCGAACGCGATTCCGGCTACAACCTCAACCCGCGCTTCATGTCCCCGGCCTACCCGTCGATCGTGAGCCTGTCCGACGCCGCGCTGAAGCAGGTGCAGGGCCTGCCGAAACTCGCCAACTCCGACGTGATGCTCGAAATGCTCGACTACACAGACGAGCAGATCCAGCGCATCAACAGCGACAACAAGAAGGCGCAGGCGAGCGCCGCCGTGGCCTCGCTGTTCGAGCCGAAGGAGGGCGAGGATGGCGGAGATACCTCGCAGCCTGCTTAACGAGCTTACGGACGAGATCAACGCGCTATCGGGAAGGGCGCAGCGCCAAGCCAGCGACGCGCTCTCCCGCTTGGTTGCCGACTGGGAGGCCAACGGCAACGGCGACATAGCCGCGCTGCGCGAAGCGGCCTACGAGGTGATCGAGGCGGCTTGCGGCTACTACGCCGACACCGTTGCGGCTGGGCGCGCCGCCGAATTCTACGACGCCGTGCGCAAGGCGCAGGATGCACCGGGGAAGTACGCCGCCGTGGCAGAATCGCTGCGCGACCCGCAGGCGACGTACGGATCGGTGAAGGCGTTCATGGCAAGCGTGGTGAAGCAGGGCGCTACGGACATGTTCGTTGCGGCATGCGTGCGCCGCCTCGATGCCGAGATCCGCAAGGCGGCGAACATGTGCGTGGCGCACAACGCCTCCAAAGACCCCGCGAAGCCGAGGTACGCCCGCGTGCCGTCTGGCGAGACGTGCGGCTTCTGCCTCATGCTCTCCTCGTTCGGCTTCAACTACAAGACCAAGGAGGCGGCAAGCCACTCGCACCCGAAGTGCGACTGCCGCGTAGTGCCGAGCTTCGGCAAGGGATCAAAGGTCAAGGGCTACGACCCCGATGGCATGTACGACAGGTTCAACGAATGCCTTGACGCATTGGGCGGTCGAAACGGGCTGTGGGCTGAATGGGATGCCATGCCCGATGCCGAGCGAGAGGCATATATCAAGGCCCACGGGAACAAGGCCGGCAAGGCTTTCGACAAGTACGTGAACAAGCGCATGGTCGAGGAGATCGAACTGCGCGACCCGAAGTGGTACGCATCGGGAGAGCATTCCGGCATCGAGTTTACGGACTCCGCCGTGAAGGGCGAGAAGCTAAAGCGCTGGAAGAAAGACCCCGGCGAAAGAATTACCGCCGAGAAGTTGAACGCACTCGGCTATAAGGCGGAGTTCTGGGAAGACGAATCGCATCTGGCAGCACCGAACCCCGATGGGAAGACAACGATTAGCCGAGCGGATTTATCAACGGGTATCGAAATCAAGACGATCTACGGAGCTGGGTCTGAGAACACGTTCAAGTCTCACATCAAGTCAATACCCGGCAAGAATGGCGTGAAGCTCACCGTCGTCGACGTGAGCGAAAACGAAAAGGTGACGGACGAGCAGGCGATAAAGTGGATCAGCAAGTACATGGCCCGCTATCACATCAGCGAGGTCAGGATGCTCGGGCACGATGGGAAACTCGTGCGAATAAAGAAATAGCCAGCGGCTGCATGTCTCTATAGGTGAGTCAAACAACCTGCTGGCTAACCAGATTATAACCGCAAAAAACAGCAAGGGCCACCTACGGGTGGCCTTTTTCGTGCCGAATCTCACGCTCATAAGAAACTGTCGCGGACGGGCCGCACGGCCCAATTGACGAAATCGTTGAGCAGCCGCACGGCAGCTCAGACGTGCCGCACGGCACGGGAAAGGACGCGACATGGCAGACGCAAACGAACCCACGCAAACGCTCGGCGCAGAAGGCGGAGACGGGGCCAACCAGGAACCGCCCGTCGACTACAAGGCCCTGTACGAGGCCGAGAAGAAGCACTCGCGCGAGTGGGAGAAGAAGGCGAAGGCCAATAAGACCGCCGCAGCGGCGCTCGAAGAGGCCAACAACGCGAACAAGACCGCCGAAGACCAGATCGCCGACCTCAAGAAGAGGCTCGACGACAAGGAGAAGGAAGAGAAGCGGTCGAAGATCGCGGCCAAGGTCGCGCAGGAGAAGGGTGTGCCGGCGAGCCTGATCGTCGGAGATGACGAGGAAAGCATGTCCAAGTGGGCAGACGACATGCTCGCCGCGTTCAAGAAGCCGACCGCGCCCAAGGTCGAGAAGCCCGGCAGCTTCCCGAAGCCGGGCGACGGCGACAAGTCCGAGCTGCGCGACTTCACGCGCCAGCTCCTCGGTAGCAACTAGAGACAAGTAAGGAGCCGAAATGGCTAACGACACAAGCAAGGTCAAGCTCCCCCACAAGGTAGTGACCTCCATCATCAACAAGGCGAAGGACACCTCCACCATCGCGGCGTTGTCCCCCAGCACCCCGCAGACGTTCTCCGACACCACCTACATCGTGTTCAACCCGACCACCGAGGCAGAGGTTGTCGCGGAGGGCGCCAAGAAGAGCGGTTCCGAGGTATCCACCACTCCGGTCGTCGCCAAGCGCGTGAAGGTCGTAACGACCACCCGCGTGTCCGACGAGCTGCGTTGGGCCGACGAGGACAACCAGCTTGAGATCGTGACCAACATCATCGCCGACCAGACCGCCGCGATCGG